CCCCTCGATTGTCGCCTTCCCCCATTGCATCAAGATGCCGTTGGGCAGCTTGAGCCAGCCGTTTTCGGCGGCGTTGCCGGTTAATATTCCGTTGACGGCATTGCTGACGGCGGCAGAAAAATCGGTGATTTGGGCGGCGGTGTGGGTGTGGGCGCGGTCGGCTTTGTCGTTGCCGTCCGAATTGAGTTTTTTCCACGGGCTCCAGTCGTCGTTTGCGCTGCTGGTTTGGTGGCGTTCGTACACGTCGCCGGTGTAAGCTACATAGCCCAATTGACGGCACCAGCCGGGTTGCGTGCCTGCTATGACTTGGATGTGACAGGCGGTGTTTTCGACGGGCAGGTGCGAGCTGCCTACCGCTGTCGGCAGGGAATAGATGCCGTCGGTTTTGAGGGTGTTCAAGTCGCCCCGGAAGGTTTCGACTTTAAAGTTGCCGATGCCGTATCCGGACAGCGTGTTCGGTTTGCCTTGGATGTCTTCGTTGAAACGCGGCTTGTTGGCGGCGTGGAAGATGTCGTGGCCGTTGTAGCTGATACGGTTGTTTGCGCTGTGCAGGCGGAGGGTGTCGTCGCCGAAGACGATGTGGGCGTTGTCGTTGTCTGCGCCGATGTAGGCTTTGTAGCCGCCGTTCCAGTGCGTCGGGTTGGCGGACAACCAGATGCCGCTTTGGAATTGGGTTTGGGCGGTAAAGGTTTTTTGGCCGTTGACGGTTTGGTCGCCGGTGGCAACTACAGCCAGCTTATTCAGTGCTGCCAGTAATTGATTAGGCTGCGACTTATCCGGCCGGATATCGGCCGCAGTCAGCACGGCCAACAGCTCGGATTGCACTTGGTTGAGCCACCACGCGGGCAGGATGGTGCCCAGCTCGCTGGTACCGTTGCCGTCTTTAAATTGTTTATCGGGGGTATCGATAGCGTGCATTGTCTATGCCTCATAAGTAAATCGCACTGCGGTATGTGCGGGTTTTAAATCTTGGATAACGGTCTCAATCACGGCATCGCCGTAATCGGTCAGCCTGTCGCCCGCCGCCGAGATACCGGCGCGGAATCGGGTAATGCGGTTGTTGCCGCCGCGCACGTTAACGTGCCACACCCACATGATTTCCTGCGGCGCAAGACGGTCGCCCGCACGGTTGACACCGGCGCGGAACGGCTGCGGTTCGTCGATTTGGATTTGATAGCCCGCCGCCTCGGCCAAACGCACAAAATAAGGAATACTCAAGCCGCCTGTTTCGTTTAGCTTGGCCATGACGGCCAACACACGGCGCTGGCGGTTTTTGCCCGTACCGTCCAAACCTAATACGCGCTCCCAATCGGCCAGCATTTGGCCGGCGCTGCGCGGGTCGACGGCATCGGCAACGCTTTGAGCCGATTCCGCCATCGCATCCAGCGCTGCGCCGTCTATTTCTGCCTGCGCCCGCACACGCGGGGCATTGCGGGCATACGACACGGGGGGCAACAGGCCCCGCAAGATGTCTTGATAGCTCATGACGGCATCTCCGTTACATTAATCGCGCCCGCTTTAAACCACTCGATGCGGTTAACCGTATCGGCGGCACGGTTGGCCGTCGGCGCAGTCAGACGGCGGTCGATCACACCATCCACATTGCTGATAGCCGCCTCGATTTGCGACACAGTCAGGCCGTCGCCGGGGATCAGGGTGTCGAAATATTCTTTTAGGGCCGTCTGTATGCGGCGCTTGGCCTCGTCCAAGTCGATGCCGTCGAGCTTGACTTGCACGGTAACAGGCACCGCCGTTACGGTTGGCTTGAGTACCAGCGCATTTTTTGCCGTTACCGGGCGCATCTCGTCGATATAAGCCTGTACGCGGCGCACAGTTTCTTCCGACGGCACACCGTCGGCGGAGGTAATGGCAATATCCACCGTACCCAAGCCGCGGCGCAGCGGATAAACATATGCGCTGGTTACGCCGTCAACACTCAACGCCCAGTTTTTATAGTCGTAACGGTTGCCGCCTGCGGGCGGTCGGCGGATGATTTCCAACAGACGCGCCAGCAGTGAGGCATCGCTTTCTCGGTCGGTGCCGCCTTGTACGGTAAGGCGGCATTCGGTGGCCACACCGGCGGGGGCGGCCATCAGTTGCGCCTCGCCGTCGCGCACATTGGCGGCCGCGCCTGGCTCGTCGGCGATTGCCGGTATTTCCGCCGTGCCGCCGCTGCCGATAAAGGCGCGGGCGGTAGTACGGTAAAAACGCTGGCCGATACGCACTTGCAGGCCGTCTGAAAGCATGGATTGCGCAATACCGCTTACGGTCAGCGTGCCGCTGGCCGTGGTAGGATTGCGGCGGCGCAAGCCGCGCATGGAGGCATGCCGCTCCAAATACTCGCGGTCGGCGGTATCAGGGAAAATCTGCCGCACAATCCAGCTTTGATGCGCATATTGCCCTTCGGCGCAGCTGGCCAAACGGCTGGCGTGCACATAATGGTCGCTGTCGGGGCTGATATCGGCATCCGGCCACAGGCTTTTGGTATCGCGCAGGATACGCTCGCGGATTTGCTCAAATGTCGGCGTTTCAAACACGTTTAAAACCTCTTTAAATCACGGGCACTTCGTGGCGGTAATCAAACCCGCCCGCCGCCGTATCCACCCAGATATGCAGGATCAGGCGGCCGTCGTGCGGCTGCTCTGCGCGCACGGTAATCTTGTCGGCACGCCCGCTCTTAACAATCGGTTGCAGTGCCTCATCGGCATATTGCTCGGCCAACAGGCTGACCCGTTGCAGGTCTTTTTCGCGCTGCAACAAATGCAGCAGTGAGCCGAGCGTTTTATCCGCCCACCAGCTGCCCAACGGTGTCATCAAGCGGATATACACGGCATTTTGCAGCGTATCGACGGTGCGGCCGGTATAGTCGCCGGTGCCGGGGTTTAGCTCTTTGTCCATGTTGGCATTTTGCCGTTTTCAGACGGCCTCACGGAGTACACGGGCTTCAATCCCGCACGCACAAAAAAAGCAGCCCGAAGGCTGCCAAAGGTCTGCTTGTCTATGCCGGTTCCGCCGGTGAGGTTTTGCCGCCGATGCTGTCGGTATGCGGGTGCTGGCGCAACGATATATTGCCGGCCACCACGTCGCCGTCGGTGTTAAAGCTGCCGCCCGTTTGGTTAACATCGCCGCTAAAGGTGGCTCCGTCGCCGCCCTCGACGGCCATGCCGCCGTTGCCGTTGATTTGGCCTTGCGCCGTCAACACTGCACTGGTCTCCACCAACGGAGCGTTAAATTTGGCATCCGTGGCCGCATTAACCTCGTATTGTTTGCAGTTAACCCGGTACACGTCGCAATCGGCCTCAATGATTTTGCCTTGCTTAATCACGATTTTTGCACCCTCATGATTAAAAATCGCCGTCTCGCCGGGCTTAAGATTTTTGATGCGGTAGCTGCCGTGCTGGCTGCACACAATCACACCGTGCGAAGTATTGCCGCCCAGCGGTATCACTACCACTTCGCTGCCGTCGGGCGGATGGCTGGCAAAGCCGTATTCCTGCAAATGTTCAAGGTCTTGCAGGGTTTCGTCGGCCAAGCCGCTCAACTGCACGCGCTGTATCGGCTCGGACGACACCACCAGCGTGATTTTTCCCCGAAAGGCCGCGCGCAGGGTTTCGCCGATATTTTTAGCAGTTTGTGCCGTTTTTTTCGCCAATTTACTCAAACTCATTCAAACACCGCCGTTTCTGCTTGTTTTTTGCCGCCTTTTTTGCCCTTATGGCTCACGCCTTTGCGTTTGCCTTTGCGCTTGCGCGCCGCCTCGGCCTTTTTGGGGTAAGCGTCGGGTGTCCAAATACCGTCCTCTTTGAGCCGCAGCTCGGTTTGCGTGCCATCCATGCGGGATAGCATAAACCGCCGCCCCATCAGAAAAAACACCGCATCGATACCGTGCTCGTCGTCGATCACATGCACACGCTGGCCAGGTTGCCACAATACGCCGTCGCGGGTTTTATGGCCGCCCACGGTTATCGTGAGTGTAAATCCCTCCAGCCGCCAGTCGGCCAGCTGCTTTTTAGCCTGCTTTTGCAATGCGGCCAAATTGTCGGCATCGGACACCACCACCGTTTTAGGGCGGTGCAGCGTCATCGTCGGGTCTTTGTACACCCACTTTAAATCGTGTTTGGCGCTGTCGCCGCTGCGGCCGTGCGATTGCGCCAAAAAAGTAACCTCGGAAAAGCGGTTGTCGGTATCCCACTCAATGTCCATGCGCTCGATATTGCGGCGGCTGTCGGTGCGGCTCCAACACAATGTCGCCACCGGCGGGCTGCTGTAATCCGCACCGCCTACCACCAACGTGCCGTCCGGCTCCAGCCACGGATGCAGCCCGACCGAGTTGGCAATATGGGTTAATGCCTGCCATACGGTTTCGCCCGGCTCGATGTCGATTTTGTCCAAAGCGGGGTTGTTTTCGGCCTTAAGCACCACCGCTTTAATCTGCGGCCACGGCGCGGCCAGCTTTTTGGCTGCATCCAATACCGTCATGCCCTTTACATTGAGCTGCGGCGCGGAGCAATCCACCAAAAAACCGGCCAAATCACGCCCGCTCAAGCTCAACTCGCGGCTGCCCTTGCTTTTGCCGTGGCGCTGGCTGCCGATGATGCCCGTCATCACGATTTGCCCGTCTATCACTACCTCGCAGCTCTCTCCGCTTAAATCGGGTATGGCCGCCTCCGGCCCCGACCTGCCGATAGAAAAATCGAAGCTGTCGGCGGGGATTAAAAAGTCGCTGTCGATGTCGTAGCGCTCCCAGTGGCGGTGCTCTTTACCGCCCACGCGCACCGACACGGCATAACCGTATGAATTATTTTGCATAGCTGTTTACCAAAGTGCCGCGCTTGATAAACGCGGGGTGGTGGATATGGGGATTGAGCCGCACCAGCTCTGCTGCGCGGCTGATATCGCCGTAAAACTCATGGGCGATTTGGTGTATCGTGCCGTCGATTGGGGCTTGGCGCACAATCAGCGGCGGCTTTTGGTTGATGGCCGCCGCAACCAACGCATTCAGACGGCCTGCCGCCGTGCGCAGCGATTCAGCCGTTTGGTAAGCCTCGGTATACACGGCGTTGGCCGTCAGAGTGCCCGACCCGGCAGCAGCCGTCTGCACCGCCCGCAAGGCGGCAATCTCGGCCTGCATACGGCGGCGCATGGCGCGGTTAACCTCAATCAAATCAGGCGCGGTCATCTCTTCGCCGTGCGCCTCGATTAATGCCGTTGCCACCGACAACAGCGATGCCGTGGATAACAGGCGCACCGCCTGCGCTACCGGCTGCACTTGTTTGGCGGTTAAACGGTTCAAGCGGCTTTGCAGGCCGTCTGAAAAACGGCCGGTCAGCAAATTATCAGGGATAGCGGCGGCACGGTCGGCAACAGCCGCAGCCCCGTCAAACCGCTGCCGCGGCGACCAACCGGCATGGTGCATGGCATTATCGGCTAAACCCGCCTCACGGCGTATGCCGGTATCTACCATGACCGCCATATCGGCAAACAGCTTGGCCGAGCCGCTTTTAAACGCCGCTGCGCTGTATCCGCCCCGATCGGGAAAGGCAATTTTGTCCAAATCAAACAAACGGCGCACCGCGCCAAACGTACCCGATGCCGCACTCCAAATGCCCAGCGCGCTGCCCCATAAAGCCGATACGCCCGCATCCACCGCCAACACCGCATCAACAAAGCCGATAGCCGCCTCGCGGTAGGTGTCGATATCAGCAATCAACGCCTCAAGCTCGACCAAAAAGGCGTTTTCAAATACAAAGATTTCTTGCGCTTCGGCCGCCTCGCGGAAAGTAATATCGATGCCGGCATAATCCACATAATCAGCCTCATGGCGGTAGCTCCATGATGCCGCAATCATGTTGTGCATCCGCCCCCAAACAGGGTGCACCAGCACGCCGCCGCCCGGCTGCTCCAGCGCATCCAGCAGCTTTTTCAGACGGCCTGCATAGCCCTTGCCCCAAAACACCGCATTAATCTGCACCTGCCGCCCAGTCGTGCCCATGTCTTCAAGGTCGATACCCTGCACAAACGGCCGCGCATGCTCGGCCAATGCCTTGCCGTTGCTCTCGTCCACCGCCTCAATATCAAAGCCGACGCCCTTGTAAGATGCGTCCTGCAATAAGGTATGCCATCCGCTCATTATTGACCCGCTCCACGGCCGAACATGGCCACTTGATACCGCGATACCTCTTGGGCGATCACGCGCCCGTCAAGCGTTACCGTCATATTATTGTTGATGGTTTGGTTGGCCGCCGCCAGCGTGCTGTTAATTTGATTCAGCCCGCCCGTTACCGCCGCCGTATCCTCATTCAGCGCGGCTTGGTAAGCGGCGGTTTGCTGGGTAATCGCGGCTTGATAAGCGGCAGTTTGCTGGGTGATAACGGGCGCAAGCGGTTCGGCGGGTTTAAGGGGTTCGAGCGGGCGCAATGGTTGCAAGGGTTCGGCAGCCATGCCCGCAGGTTTGGGCGGCGGGTTTTCTTTCCACGCATCGGTAATGGCCGCTGTCAACAAGCCGCCGCCCGCCCCAATTGCGGCACCGATGGCCGTGCCGATACCGGGGATAATCGAGCCGACGGCCGCACCCAAAGCCGCGCCGCTTAAAGCAGACTCGGCATATCCCGCCGCGCGGCTGTTTAGGCCGCCCTCTGTAAATCCCTTACCCTCATTGAGGTTGATGCGGCTGTTGGCATCCCATAAACCCAAACCGCCCGCAGCAGCACCGATACCGACAAGGCCGAAGCGTGCGGCTGTGCCAACCGCCGCCGCACCGCCGCCCAAACCGCCACCACCCAACACACCCATCAAGCCTTGAGCCGCCGCAGCAGCCATCGCGGCAGCGGCAAGCGTTTGCAGGGCTAAGGTTGCATTGGGAAATTCGGCAGTCAAAGATTTCAAGCCTGTTTCAGCCTTGATTAAAGGTTCTGTAAGCGCATCTTGGCCAAGTAATGCTTTTGCTTCTGCCTGCTCTTGCTTGTAGGCGGCACTACTCTCCATAACTGCCAATTTTTTATCCACTAAACTGTTTTGCGGATTCAGGCCGAGCAAGCCTTGCATATATTCCTGAACCTGTTGCGTATCGGCTGCCGCCAGCAAACCGCCTTTGGCTTGAATATCCGGTAAGATCGACGACAACACAAAACCCTTCATAATATTCATTTGGCTTTTAGCTGTTTCGTCGCCTGCATCCGCTTTTTTCTTAAAAGCTTGGTATTCGCTGTCTTTTTCCAGCATGGAATCTGCCAATCGCGCCAACACCTGCACCGCACTCTCGCCATTTTCCTTACCCTTTAAAACCGATGCCCGCCAATCAATACCTTTGCCCGGCTGTTGCGGATTAACCATTTTCGACAAACGTTTGGTAGTATCGGCAGATAAGGTTTTTTCCAGCAGATTGCGCACATTATTAGCCGCCTCGCTGTTTGACCCGGCTTTATTGGCCGCCGATTGCAAAGTAGAAAGAAGAAAGCCGAAACCTTGCAGCCCGTCCATACCCGCCGCTTTCGCGGCAGGCAGCAAGGCAGGTAGCTCGCGTACCATGTCGGCAATTTCAAAATTGCCCTGCATACCCGATTTCATCGCATACTCAAAGGCTTTGGATAATTCATCGCCTTTAAAGCCGAAGTCGGAAAGCACTTTAAAAAGTTTGGCCGTATCTTGCGGATTGTATTGTCCGACTCCTTCGGCGGAAGCCAGCATAGCCCTATGAGAGGACTGGGCATTAGCGCGCGCCTGCTCAAAGCTCATACCGTTGGCCATCATGCTGTTAATCAGCTGTAAAGCTGCGTCCGCCGTTCCACCGTTGGTATCCACCAATTCCTTAACCAATGCTCGGATTTCGCCTTTACCTTCTTTGGCAATCCAGTCTGCCGACTTACTGTTATCCTCTCCATAAGCCTGCCAAGCTACTTGAGTGATATTGGCATCCAATTGTTTTTGGTTATCCATTGCAGGTTTTAAAACGCCATACGCCGCCGCCCCCCGGCAAACACTGCCGCGCCCGCAGCCATGCCTTTTTGCAGACCGGCACCTCGCCCCAACTCTGCATTTAGCTCTTTCAATTTTTGCTTATGTGCTTGTGCTGCGCGCGCCAAATCGTTTTGCGAAGCCGTGCCACTGCGTTTAAGGCGGTTGTATGCCGCCTCGGTCAGTTTAATTTCGCGCTGTATCGCTTTTTCCGATCGAATACCCACTATTTCATAAGGTTTGTGCGCGCGCGCCATCTGCATACGCGATGTAGCCGTGCGTTGCAATTGCCGCTCGGTTTCGGCCAATAGCCGCTTTGCACCGTCATCCCGACCGGTCAGCGACAACACCAATTTCATCAATCCGCTTGCCATAAAAACAGCCTTTAAACTCATATTAACTCACGGTTAATTATGGTTTAAAGGCTGTTTGAATCGGGATTTAAGGGGTTTCAAGCCCTAATCTTGTCCGAGGAAAACGCCGCATCGCCGATCACTTCTTTCAAACCATCGGTAGGGAAAGAAACCAAAGCGGCCATGTCAACGGCTTGCAGTGCGGCCTTGCTGTTTTCCGTTTCATACAGCAGCGTAGCCAGCATATTCAATGCGGAATGCGCTCTAACCAGCGTGTCGAAAGCGTCTTCACTTATCCAATATCCCGTTTTCATCGCTTAACCCTCCAAGCCTAAAGATTGTTGGCCGTTTGCCGCCGCCAGCGCGTGGCGGTTGCGGTATTTCGGGTCGGGGCGGTAATCGGCCAAGCCCAAATCGGCCAGCTGCTTCAGGCGGCGGCGCACATTGGACGGTGCAATGCCCAGCAGCTTGGCGGCTTCCGCCTGATTCAAGCCCATTTCCAAATAGCGCAGCAGACGCGCCATATCGGGACACACGGCCAGATAAGCCGCTTCCAAACGTTGGGCGCGGTCGAAAGCGTATTGCAGCGTATCGCGGTCTACTTGCAGCATATCGGCCTCAGGTTCGGCCAGCTTTTCTTTTGCCCATGCACGGAAGGCTTTGGCGTTGGGCGTGTTGGCGAAGAAGCTGAGCAGGTTGCAGCCGGAGTGGGAGAAAATGCGAAGTTCTCTACTCTGACCCTGCGTAGCCATTTTGACCACGCAGCTATCTTTTTCTGAAAATTCATCAAGATGCCTATTAAACAGCTTAATAACACCGGCGCGGGCATTTGATTGAGAGAATCCCAAAGCCAAACCGAGCTGTTCGGCGGTCAGCCATTTGCCGCCGTTGTGGTCGATGATGGCGATTTGGGACGGGTTGAATTGTGATACAAGTGCGTTCATGGTAAAATTACCTTTCATTTTCTAGATGACAAAAAGAAGCTTTGCAGAGCTGTCTTTTTACTGATCGCCGTCAAGTTGAATATTCAGCTTGATGGCGATTTCTCTTGCCTGTCCGTAGCGGCATTTCGATTTGCCGTTTAAAACACGGGTCACATCTGTTGAGTTGTAACCGTTTTCACGCGCCCATTGGGCAGCGGTTTTGTTTTGATCTTTCAGCCATTTCTTGGCTTCAGCAAAAGTACGTTTTTTCATAAAAATCCTTTATAAGTAAAGATTAATGTGGTAAAATTAGCTACAAATTTCGCTATTAAGCTAAATTTGTAGCTATATTAAGTACTACAAATTTATCTGTCAAATATTTTTTGAGGATTTATGGAAAATAATTTTAAGCTAAATGCTAAGTCTTTGGGTGAAAGGCTAAAAAAAATCCGCACTGATCAGGGCATGTCTCGTGACCAGTTAGCGGAATTATTTAAAATAAGCAGGGCTACAATTCAAAACTACGAAAATGGCGAGCGCAGCCCCAATGCGGAATACTTGGCCAACTACTATAAATTCTTCGGCATCAACCTACATTGGCTGATTACCGGCAACGGCGCGGCCACATTTCAGAGTTTTCTGTTGGATGGCAATGCTATCAGCAGCCCGCGGGAAGAAATGATTCTGCATTTAACGCGGCAGCTTAATCCGCAGGCACTCAATCACCTGATTGATTTTTTGCTGAATATTCAAGGTATCAAAACCAATTAAAAAAGGCCGTCTGAAACAGCATTGAAACTGTTTTCAGACGGCTTTCTTGTGCTATGCCGGTTACCCGTTTAACTTGATTCCTTATTTGGCTTAGGCAACCGCCTTGAGATAATCACTCCGTCATCCGTGGGCTTTTTAACGCCTAAGCTGTCCAAGATGTCTCCAAACCAAGCCACCAGCTCGGCGTGGCACATACCGGCCACGGCATCGGCGGATATACCCGCTTTGGCCATCAAGATGACGGATTGGCGGTAATTGCGGTGGCAGTTGCGGTAGTTTCGGGACTCGGTCTTTCGGCGGCCGCCGTGGTGTTCCCGGGGTTTGCCCCAGCGGCGGTGTATTTTGCCCGCAGGTCGTCCTGTGCGGCCAAGATGATGCCGTAGTCTTCGCCGGTCAGGTTTTCCGCTAGGTATTCGGCGGTTAGCTGCTCGGGGGCGATGCCCTCAACGGTAAGCTGCTGCGCCCAATAAGCCAAGGTTTCGAGCATCAGGGCGCGGGCTTTGCCGCTTTCGCTTTGCGCTTCGCCCAAATCCATATCTTCCAACGCAGCCTGCACGCGCAGTTCGCCGCCGATGGTTAATGGCCGCAGTGCGGCACGTTTGGCCACCCCGCCACCCGGCAAGGGCAGGCCCCACACCAAATCAAACTCGTGCTTCATTCTTGATTACTCCTTGATTTTGTGCAAAGCAATCATCTCAATGTCGATGCGTGCCTCGTTATCGACTTCATATTGCTCGCTGGTATCGACGGTAAAGCAGTCGAGGTAGGAAGTGCGGCGACCTTCGTCGTTGATGGGGTAAATCGTGATTTTCGCCTTGGTGATGTTGTCCCAGTCGATTTCCGTACCGTCGATCGGAATGGCGGCGGTAACGCTTAATTTGTGTTCGGTTACGCCGTTACAATAACCGTTGACTCGGCCGTTGCGGTTCATCGTTTTGACCGGCTTGCGGCCTGTAGTGGTTTGCGGCTTGATGCTCACAATCTCGATATCGCGGCCGTTCACCTCCATAATCACCGTGCCGGCATAGGTAGCGTCGCTCATGCTTTATCCTTTTTTAAGGTTTCAGACGGCCTTTAAACCTGTTTTAAACGCCGTCTGAAAAGGGTTACAAAATCAAATCAATGCGCCCGGCAAAGACGTGCAGGCCGTTGACCACATCGGCGGGGATAATGGCATTAACACGGTTGGGGTCGTTTTGCGCACGCGCCACCACCAGCTTGCCTTTGTTGGCCTCGGCGTTTTCGATGATTTCGGCTTGGTCGAGCTTAATCAGCACGTCCAAAATCTCGCTCTTAACCTTGGGCAGCAGGCGGTCGCTCAATTTGTCGCGCGGAAAACGCAGGGCAATGCGCTCTTTAACGCTGCGGCGCACATAATCCAGCGTGCGGATGGTGGTAATGTCGAGTAGTGCCGGGTCGTCGGTGTTGTTGGCCGACTTGGTATAGGTGGATACGGCACGCATAATCTGCACGCGGTTGTTGACCACTGTGAGCGGGGTCAAGCCGTTGTACAGCGCATTGTTGCATTCTGCAAACAGCGGCCATTGCGCATCAGGTGTAACGGCCAGCCCTTTGATTTCCAGCGTGTTCAGCGGCTTGGCAGGGTCTTCTTCAAAGGCCAACACCGCCGCATAACCTGCGGCGATGATGCCGTTTGGCTCTACCGCACCTTTGTACCAAGCACAGGTAATGCGGCCGTCGTTGATTTTGCCGGTAGCGGTGGTGGCCGTGCTCAAGGACGCACTCATACCCAATACGCCGATACAGCCGCGCTGCTCGATGGCGTTGGATACGTTGGTAATATGGTTGCTCAAGGCTTTGGCGTTGGCGTCATCGCTAAACGGGCTGCAAATAATGTGATAATGCTTGCCCGCCACTTTGGACAAGGCCGTGGCAATGTCCGCATTTTTGGCACCGCCGGTAAAGGCATTGGCTTGATAAGTCAGGCTGGTATTGCCGGTGCTCACGGTTAAGCCGCTCTCGTTGCCGATCTCGCCTTTGTGTTTGGCCGTCAGCGTAACGGCTGCGCCGCTGACGGATGCGGTAACGGTTACATCGGCGGCAGTGATAGCGGTTTTCAGACGGCCTGCCACTGTGGCGGCGGTCTCGCCGGTGTTAACGGCCGTGCTTACCTGCTTGCCGCCAATCGTGATTTCCACCACGCCCGGCGCGGTGGCCGTGCCGGAAAGGGTAACGGTTGCGGTTGCCTGCACGCCTGCGCTGTGGTCGGCAATACCGATAACGGTCAAATCCAAATAAGGGTTGTTGGCAAATGCTTGGCGCACCATCAAATGCGCCAGCGAGCCTTGTCCGAACAAATCGGCCGCCTCGGCATCGCTAAATAGTTGCACCGGCTCTAAGGCGGGCTGTATGCCCGCGGTCAGCATGGGTGCAACCATCAATACCTTTTGCGGATTTTGCGGCAAACCTTGCACGGCATTGCGGGTGTTAAATTCAATATACTGCCCGGGCACGCGGATGCTGCCCGGAATCGCGTCAAAATCAATATGGGGCATCATTACTCTCCCTTAGTATTGCGGGTTTTGGTATTTGGGGCGGCATCCTCAACCACCACCAAATCGCCGTCATCAATCATGCGGCGGTAATACAGGCTGTTGCTGTCCACCTCCACCGGCTCTTGGCCGATATATTCGTGCGGGTTGTGTTCGGTCGGCACACGCAGGCCGTCTGCCGCCGTTACTTTGATTTTGCTCATTGCTTATCCTTAAGGGTTAGGTCTACAGGTATTTCATGGGCGGATTGCGGGTCGTAAATTTTGCCGTCCAACCCCCCGAAATCAGGCCACCGCTCGCTCAATGTACCCTGATACTTGGTAAAGATATGGTCGGGGTCGTCGGGATTGTCGGTGCGTTCAGGGTAGCGGTCATTTTCCAACCCGCAGGTGTTAAAGCGGATGGCATACTCAACCGCATATATGCTTACTGCGGCGTTTTGCACCAGCACATGATTGGCAATCGCGCGCACCGCTTTGGGCACCAAGCCGCGGCTATCGGCAAAACCGAGCCGCTGGCCGTCAAGCAGGCGGCGAACAGCGCGGATTAAATCGTTGCTGCCGATTTCGCGGCTGTCGATGCCGCCTTGCCGCTGCGCCTGCTCGTTGCGCAGATTGCGGGCCGCCACCATCACCACAAATTCGGCGGTATCCTGATAACGTCCGCATACGCCGCCGGTGCTGGCAGGCTCAACTTTGCTGCCGCCATACGTTACCCAAACCGCAGGCAGCGTATGGATTTGCCCCGCCAAATCGTCGGCCTCGCCGTTGTAGCTTTTAACCGTGCGCACCATGCGACCCAAGCCCCGTTTCAGACGGTCTGTTATCGCTTGCTCAATATCAGTGATCACGCCCGAACACCTTATTTTTACCGTTTACAAACACAATACCGTCTTCGCCCGCGGCCACTTCTTCGCCGCTATCATCCACGCCCAGCTGCACTTCGCCTTTGGCCATAGCACGCAGCAGGTCGAGCACGTCGATTTTGTAGCGGTTGCGGATTTCGTCGGTAATCAACACGCCCTGAGCCGCCGTCAGACGGTAGCGGGCAATGTCGCAGCAAAGGCGCACCAAGATGGGCGGCACATCCTCAAAAGGTCGTCTGAACCGCCCCAGATACGCGTCGATTTCGGCAGTGGCGTCCACCAGCGCGGTTTGTGCGACCGCGCGGTCAATCAGCCCCTCGTTGTTGCGGTCGGTGAGCTGCAAGACTTCCAGCTCACCGAAACGCGCAACCATATCCTCAACCGTCGCGTATGCCATTACTCGACCGCCTTGCGTTGCAGCATAGGCTCGGCGCAGATTGCCTTCCACACCGCTTCGCCGACTTCGGCGCGCTTCACTTCGCGCCAGCCGCCGTCAAACAGCAGGCCGCCGCGCCAAAATTCTTTGCCGTCTGCGCCGGTACTGACGAGCATCACATCGCGGCTGTCCGCCAAAGCGTCGGCGGCGCGTTGCGTATGCTGCGCTTTGAGTTCGGCAAGTTCGGCGGACAGTGCCTTTTTGTCGTCTTCGGCTTTTGCCAAGGCTGTGGTCAGCATTTCGACATCGTTTCGGGCGGCGGCAAGCTCTGCCTGCACGGCGTCCAATTCGGCTTTGATATCTTCAAACGACGGGGCGGCGGTTTCGGCGGTTTCTGGTTTGTTGTTGGTTTTTGCCATGATGACTCCTTGTTTCAGACGGCCTTTAAATAGGTGTTAAAGGTCGTCTGAAAACGGTTCGGGGTTACAGGTGGACGCAAACGTGCAGTTTCAGACGGCCTTTGAAGGTATTGGTCGTGCCGTTGATTTTGTCGGCTTCCAATAATTCACGGGCTTTGTCTTCCAGCTCGGGCGGAACGACCAAGAGGCTGGGCTTCACATTCAACATATAGCCGCCGTCGGCTTTGATTTTCTGCATTTTGACGATAATGGCGGCGAGGTTTTCGCGGGTCAGCGCGGTTTTTTCCGCCATGTGCATCAGTTGCCACAAACCGAAACCGGCATTGCAGCGGCGGCGCGATCCGTACAGGTATTCGTCTTCCATAAACACGCGGTCGGATTTGGACGGATCGAATTTAGTTTCGAACTCTGTTTCGGTGCGGTTTTGGAAAATCAAAGGTTTCAGGGTTTTGGTGTCGTCAACGACGTAGAATGTAGGTGCGTCGTTGTCTGTACCGGTAGTCAGGTTGGAATAAGGCGTGTTTTGACCTGTGCCATCGTGGTTTTCGAAAACTGGATGGTCAACGTCGAAGAAGTATTGGCCGTCGTAGCCAATGGTGGTTTTACCTTTTTTGAGCAGACCCCACACCAACGTATCAGGCAGAGCGGCAGCGGATTCGCCCATTGCAGCCATCATTGGGCGGTACATACCTACTTGGTCGTCTTCGATGTCAGTGCGAGCCACGCCGACAGTCGCTTCGAATTTTTTGTTTTCCAAGCTCATTGCCTGATTGCTCATTTTTTTGATCTGACGTGAGCCGACCCACTCGCGCATTTGCGGGAATTTGCCCAGCCACGCATAAGTATTCGTCGAAGTTGTTGACGGAATAGTCATAGCGATAGCAGGGTAGTCAGGCTTAACCGAATCTAAGCCGGACTGAAACTCTTTGCGGAATGCTGCCGTCAGGGCGGCTAAAATTGCTGCCTTATCCATTACTTACCTTCGCTTTCTTTCACTTTTTTAAATTCCTCTGGGGTCATACCCAGCATTTTTGCGGCACGCTCTTCCTCTGCAGTCAGTGCAGCAACACGTTCTTCCGGCGAATTGCCGCCTGTTTGTGTGCCGGATAAAGCTGCGACAGGTTGGGCGTTTTCAATAAAGCCGGTCAAAAATGCCAAGCCGCCCGGCTGTTTCAATACGCCTTCTGCCCACTCCTTCTGAGCAGGCAGCAATTTGCCTGCAGTCAGTGCGGCGGTAATCAATTCGTTGCCTTTGTCTGCTTCGCGCTCGGCGGTCAGGGCGGCAACTTGGTTTTGCAGCTCCTGCACCAGCGATACCGGCGCGTATTGGGTCAAATCAGGCTTGGCGGTTTGCGCCGTCAATGCCGCGATGCGGCTGTCTTTTTCCGCCAGCTGCGCGAACACGTCGGCAGACAATGCCACGTCTTTCGGCTTGGCTTCCACGAGCGCGGACAATGCCGCCTTCAGTTCTTCTTCGCCCGCATCAGGCAGGCCGAACAGTTGCTGTAACAACTCTTTCATAGGGTTTTGCTCCGTTTCCGGTTTTAAAATTTGCGCCGACGCTGCCGCCAGCACCTCGTCCATACCGTCCAACGCGGGGAAATTTGTCAGCGCGGCGTGAAAAATTTTGCTTACATATCCCTTTGTGTCATAGGAAAACACAGCAGAGATGTAGCGATACTCTTTTGCGGCAATTGCCGCAGCCGCCTTGTCCGTCCACTCCACTTCGGCAAACATGCCTTTAGGCGTGAACTCCAGCCAACGCATCCAACCGGCGGCAGGTGCAGGTTGTCCGTTTTTCTCTTTGTAGAGCGTCTGGTGTTCATAATCGACAACCAACTGATTGCGCGAGCTGTTGGCCAACAACGCGACATCATGACCGTTTTCTTCGGTCAGATACCACGCAGGGACATCAGTCGGACGACCGTCTACTGCGCGAAATTCGCCATATGGCAGCAGTTGGATTCGCCCGTCTTTTGGCTGCACCTCGAAACTGCACACGGCAAGTAGGGTTTTTTGTGCATTTTTGGACATGTGTACCTCTCTCAATACTGTCATTTTGCCTATTTGAAAAAACAACAAAGAGTAGGCGTGCTTCAAACCCTCCCGCCATTTTTTTAAAACCTGTCCGCGCGATACACAATTAATCGTTTTCAGGGGCTTTTTAGAAGCGTCTAGGATTGATTTTTATATCTTGGGCAGGGGTTTGTATTACCCGTATAAAAAAACGCGCTAAAAAGCGCGTTTTTGAGGGTTTTATAAATTCACGGTATCAGACCCGAAAAATAATCCTGCACATCGTCCATCAAAGCCTGTTTGTCGTCGTCCGTCAGCGTCAAAAATTCCCGTTGCGGAATCCGAACTTTGCGGTTGCGCCCCGCCATACCGCCGAAGTTGTGGATGGCGGCATAGACGATATTCGTACCGACAAGGGCGGTATCGTTGTCTGACAGTGTGGAAAAACTGTCTTTCAGACGACCCGAATCCGAAAGAGGCTTGCCGTCGCGGTATTTTAGCCCCAACCATTTCGGACGGCCTGCGTAGCGGAAATTGAGCTTGACCGCCGTGTGCATGGTTTCGGACAGTCGGCGCATCAGCAGGTAGCGGTTTTCGATCCCGTTGCCAAGCCGCTCGATTTGGTTTAGGACGACAAAGATATTGTCTATTTTGACATCAATCATGGTATTATCCTGCCTAGGCTACTAAAAAAGCGGTGAATTTGTCTGCCCTCCGCAGCCCTTATGCAGTCCTCGGACTGGGATTGGTATCCGTTACATAAGCGAGAGTGTGTCGGGATTGCAGTCCGACTTAGTAGCCTTTTTTCATTTCATAGCGTTTCTTACTTTTCACAATTTCTTTTTCATCCGCCCTGCGAAACGAATCCAAAAAAATCGAATCGTACTGTGGCAGATATTTCAAAACTGCCATCAATCTGTATTTTTCGTTCCCCTCCAACGGTTTTCCGAGCAAAACAAAACTTTCTTTTCCTCTGCTTTTGTCATAAAAAATATATTCGGGCTCATGAATCAGATCGGGGAGCATGGCATATAAATCTGTTCCAAACGATTGCCCCTCCCGACTGTCCACCTGTTTGACCAATGTATCATCAGACAGCCACACCGTCGCTCGAGTCATACCTGCCAGTTCTTGCATTTCCTTGCTCAATACACCCGCAGCAAATTTAAGCTGTCTTGATAGCGCGTTTCGGATTTTGATTTTCTGCTCTTTATCGGGCTTGCCATCAATATTCAAACGTTGCTTGACTTCATAAAACTCTTTTTCAAGCTGTTTAAAGCTGGTTTTAAAATCCGCACCACCCATTTCCGCTTTGGCAAATTGATGCGCCAACGCACGGTCGTACTTGTCTAAATCGGGGCGGTAGTTCATTCGTCCGGCGTTGTAATCAAATCCTCGATCGGTCGTGTACAGACTGCCATCCGGTGCTTTATAGGCAAGGGTCAGATAAGTATCGCCTTTCTTATTGTAGATTTTATGGGTCTCAACAAGATTGTCCGACGTGCTTTGCCCGACAATCCGCCCCTGCCGTTCGACATCGCGCTCTGATAAAGCAATGACCGAGCAGCGGCAGTTATATCCGTTTGGCGGATAGAAGGTCGTCCAAAAAGCATCATCATATCTGTATACCAAACCATCCATTGCCGCGTGAGTTGGACGTGTGCGGCTGTCGACTACCGCGTCATACATCCAATAAGGTCGTGCATCAATATTTGCCATATATCCTTGATATTGACCGGCGTTGTAGGCAGTTTGCATGTTGGTACGGTAAATCGTCTCCAACCTCCGCGGCGAACCGAATACCTCGCCGGTGGCTGGGTCGATGATATCCTTACCGTTATGCCCGTTCGGATGCAGCCAGCCCTTGTTGCTGAGCAGATTCAAGATACCTTTTCGCCAATCGTCAAACGACTGTCCACTTTTTGCCGATTCAACCATCGAAGTTTTGATGTCGTTGAGCATATCCAAGTCGGTCATGCGGGCAATCGTATAGGCTTTGGCAATTTCGGAGGCTGTCAGATTGCGGTAGCTCTCCGCCGTAACCTTTTTACTTTCCAGCCACTCGATTGCCTTTTTTGGCGGCAGACTTAAGGCAAATCCCAAATCAGGCGCGGGCATGGTCTTGTCCCAAAATATCGCTGATAAACAAGGCCTGCTGCATATAGGTACGCAGTTTCGCGTTGTCCAAATTCGGATAAAGCGCATTCAGTGCGGCATCTGCCTCCTCGTAGCTGTTGCAAGCATTAAGTGCGGCAACCGCCTGACGCACCATCGGGTTGAGCTGAGAATTGAAATCGGGCTCAACCAGCGCGTCATCCAACGCGCCGTCCAATATTTCCTGATGCCTGCCCGTAGCCTTAGATGGTACGGTGTGGGCGGATAAAGCCGCCAATGCAGTTCTGTTTACCGGATTGTCCGGTACCTGCCGCACCAACACAGCCTCACCCTCCTGCACATCTGGAATGACCAGTTTGTCGCGCACCCAGCTTTCGGGGATTTGTACGCCGACATCCACCAGTTTCGGGATAGCGTCGGCAAAGACCGCGATGTCTTTCGGCTCGCGCGTGTCAAATTCAAATTTCGGCACGCGGTTTGGGTCGGCATTGGGATAGTTGATTTGCAGGAACGGCCCGATGATTTGGCTTGTGATGGTTTGCGCCACCTGTTTTGCGTCCGACACCAGCAAATCGCGGCGTACCTCGTTGTGGATATTGCCCAGCGCGTTGGTGCTGGATTTTCCGTCCGCACCGCTGGTCAGCGTTTGCCCCAAAATCAGCCGCGCCGCCGATTTTTCGCACCAGTCGGCCATCTGCAAAAACGGATTGCCGGCGGAAGTCATGCCGTTTGCAGCGTTGTGCAGCTCGATTTCCATACCTTCCGGCATGATGCCTGCCGCGTTGTGGCCGATTTCCGCCACCGCTCGAAGCAGGGTGTTTTTTTCCTCTTTGGTTGCGCCCGCGCCGTATTTGCCGATACGGATGGGCATGCCATACAGCTCCAAAAACTCGGCAAAATCGTGGACGGCGTAGTGTTTGAACATATACAGCCAGGCAAGCGTGCGGAAAAGCCCGTTGCGCGCCTGCTGGACGCTGCGCGATTTTTGGGTATGAACGACCCAGCCCAGCGGCCACAACGCTTCGCCTTCCGGATTTTCGCGGGTACGCAGCAGCAGCCCGTCGTCTTTGTCCCATTTGAACCAGCTTTGCGGGCGGTGGATAAAGTTTCGGGGTAGGTAAAGGCCGTCTGAAAATACCCACTCGACCTCCAACGCAGAAAATCCGTGCCCGACCGCGTCCATCAAATCCATAATCAGGTCTTCGAGGGTAGGCAGGCTGTCCATCATTTCGTAGGCTTGGTCGGACAGCTTTTCTTCTTCGGGCGTCGCATTTCGCGGCGGGGCGACGCGCCAGTTGAGCGTTAGCAGCGCGCGTTTGCGCGTCCCCATATTTGCCGCGATGTCGCTGTCGTGCTCCTCAATGTCCGCGAAAAGCTCGTGTTGGGCGCGGATGTCGCCGCTTTCCGCGTCCTCGAAGAGGGCCCGCATCTTTTGCGGCGTAATAAAATTGGACGGATGCTCGGCGATAACCCGACCGGTCGCCGTAATTTGAGCCACATCCGTCTGCAATGCAGCCTCGGGCTTTTGGATTTTAGTTTTATTGTCCTTTTTTGCCATTATCGGCTCCATTTACTTTTTATCTCGTCACCAAAATCGTTATCGGTAGGGCTTTGCCATTCTATCGGCACACAATTCGCTACCGCCCCCGACCAAAGCATATGCACGGCATCAGGACCATCATCATGATCAGCCTTTGGGAAATGGCGGAACTGCTGTATCAGCGTCTGTTGGCTCTCATTCAACAGAATCAAACCGTTTGCCATGTGAGGCTGCAAAGTCTCAATCCGCAAGAGTTTGTCCGATACCGGCTTGACCGCCCGCGCCGGGATAGGTATTCCACGCGCCGCGCTGCGCTTGACCAGCTCGTCTTTCAAAAATTCCTGAAACTGAACCGTCTCAACAAACCACAGTTTGCAACGATATTGACGGTGCAATCTGATAACGTCCTCAATAATCAAATCAGGGAGACGTTTTTTAATCTGAGCTTCCACGACATACAGTTTGCCGGTTTCACGTTGATAACCGCCAATGATAATCGCGGACGGGTCACGGCCCGCCCCCGCTTTACCCAGCGACGGGTCGAGCGCACCGAAATACACCAAATCGGACGGCAGGTCGTTCCAAAACTTCATCGACTTGGCAAACGGCGCATCTTCGCCGCTGACCGGGTCGTTTTGATACTCGCTGTCAAACGTCGCATGACCGTCACGGGCGCGGATTTTCATCAGCGCCAACACGCCGCGAGCCGCCCAAGAAGTGACCGCACCGCGTTCCATCTCGTCTTTGTGCGTCTGATAAAACGCCTCGGCCACCGTCTCGCCGTCGTTTCGGAAAAGTTCCTCCCATCTGTCCCACAAGTCCATGCGGTCGGGCCAACGTTTCATCGCCCTAAACTTAATACCGTGCCAAAACGGGTTATTCAAAGTGCGGTTAAGTACGCTGTCGTAATGCAAAATCGTGCCGATATATATCACATCGTATTTCTGACCAACCCCGCCCAAAGGCAATACAGTCTTAGTCAGCCACGCATTGAGCTTGTCGCGCTGTTCCGGGTTGCGGACTTGCTCGTCATTCTCAATATCGTCCAAAACAGTTAAGTCAGGACGGTATGGGCCGTGACGCAAACCGCGCAGCTTTTTACCGCTACCGGCCACTTGCACCTTAACGTCATTGGCCGTCACAATCGTACCGGCCTGCCATACACGGCCTTGTCCGCATACTTCCGGGAAGTCGGTTTTCAGGCGCGGATTAAATTCCAATTCCGCCTTGATGGCTTCGAGCATCGGGTATGCCTGGTCTATGCTGTCCATCACAATAACGGCATAATGCTTTTGGCCGGTCACGATACACCACAGCGTAAACAACTGAGTAACCTGCGTCGATTTACCTTCGCCGCGCGGCGCGCCCACCGCCTCATTTTCCCCTTTAGGGGAGCGGATAATCTCCGGCAGACGGCTGAATAAAAACGCATGCAGTTCGGATTTCTCAGGCGAGCGGATATAATGGGGGAAGTAGGTATTTACGAAATATTCGTAACCGCCTGCCGGGTCAAACACCTTGGCACGGCGTGCAGAAATAGCCTTGGGCGACGCATCGAAGCCGTCCACTTCCGCTTCGATGACTTGGCGCAGACTGGCGGCCAGTTCGGCAAGGGATTTGAGGAATTCTTTATTTTTCATATGGAGCGCTCAAAATGGATTGGTTAGACAGAAACCTGCAACGCGAATTTTTGTCAGGGCTTTATAAGGTTTATCCTGATAGTATCGATTATCAATATTATATAAATGCCGCTATCGCCCAAACTAATGGTGTCATAGAAGCAGAAGAAGATGACGGCGTTTCGTTTGTATTAAAACAATCCGCAAATCTGCAATATTTAGCTGAACATGGCTTAGTTTCCTTCGACGATAAGACTTTAATAAGCGCTACTGTTAAAATCACGGCCAAAGGCATAGACTTCCTTACTGATGATGGCGGTCTTTCTGCTATTCTCGGGGTTTTCACAGTCAAACTACACAGCGACACTATTCAAGCTTTGCTCAATAAAATTGACCAAACAGATATCCCTCCGGAAGAAAAAAGCAGACTAAAGGGCATCTTAAACAGAATGGGAAATGTCGCATTGACGAAATTTACCGAGAAAGTCATTGATGCTGTTACATCTCCGCAAATCATTAATCTGCTACAAAATTTATAAGGAAATACAAATATGGGTTTCGATTACTCACTTGCAAAAATCCTCGAAAACGGCCGATACACACCATCAGAAATAAAGGATTTATTGGAAGAGCAAGGTTTCAGCATTACATTGCCGAAATTGACCGAGCACTTAAATCTTCAGGTTGCTCTTGGCATTACACACAAACGAGAAGACGGCACGTTTACAGCATTGCCGGTTTAATCCAAAGGGTCGGGTTTGATAATCCGACCTTTTTTTCAGACGGCCTTGTAATAGTGAACGACAGGTTTTTTTAGCGTTTTGGGATAAACCTTGAAACAAAAAGGAAGTGGCTCTCCCGTTTTCATTTCATGCATGGCGGACATAAAGTAAAAAAACTGGTCGGCCAGCCAAAACAATGGCTCCAGCTTATAGCGCGGTGCGACTGCAGGAGTTTCACTTTCCCAATCGGCAATCCAAATCGGGCAAAATAAAAACCAGCCTTTATGCGTATATTCGACTTTCAACTTATCCAAACTTCTTCTCCACTTCCGCCCCAAACGGCTCCAATACCTCCACAAAGGCAGGCAAATGTTTGGGGTGTTTTTCTTGCACAAACGCCATCAAGAACTCAATCAATTCCAAAGCCGTCGCCAGTTTTGACGTTTCCGGCATCACACGGGCATTGGCCGATACGGTTTTCGTAAACGCATCGGCCAGGCTGGCCAACAGCTTGGCGCGGTCGGACGGGGGCAAATCTTCGGTACTCGAATCCTGCAGCATCGTCATCGTGCTGTTGTACTGCACCATAAAACCGGCCAACATCGCGCGGCTCAAGTCCTCAATACCGCCGCCGGCCAAAGTGTAGGCGGCGCGCATCTTATCCCAGTCGTCGCCTTTTTCCTTATCCGCACGTTTCCACGCACGCGCAGTGGCCTGCGGGATTTCGCACATCAAGGACGCCGTTTCCAAAGTTTGCTCGCCGCTCACATAGAGCCGGCGTAACTTTTCACGGATTTCTTGCGGGTGAGCCATAATCACAGTCCCATTTTCGCTTTAAGCAATTCCCAGCCGACCGTAATCACGCCGCCGCCCAGTGCGCCGAATGTAATGGCCGTGCGTTTCGTGTCTTGGCGGATTTGTGCAATTTCCGCCTGCATTTCCTTCTGATTTTTCAGCGTCTGATCAGTCTTGTTTTCGATACGCGCCAAGGCTTCCAAAATCGGGTCGCTCATGATTTGTCAGCTTTCCTGTCCAGTTTTTCGTTTACTTTTTCCAACTTGTTTTCGATGCGCTCCAAAGACGCTGCGATATTTTTGCGGTCGGCTTGGGCATCCTGCTTGGTGTGGTACGAGAGCTTGACCGCGTGCAGCTCCTCTTTAAGGTCGTCGATACGCTTGTCCGCCTCTTTCAGGCGGCCTGAAATGCCGTTGACCCAAAACCAAAATGCCGCTGTCGCAATCGGCCACAGGGTTCTGAAACCAAATTCAAAGTCCATTTAAAACCCCTTTAAACCGGCACATCGCCGAATACGATACGGACGGCGTAACCGTCAGGGCGATTGCTGGCAATCTCCAGTCCATCACCATCATTACAAACACAGTAATACGCCCCCAAAGTTTGCCAAACCGCACGTTTAAAGGTGTCATAGTTCGTAATTGGATATTCAAGGTGAAACGTCGTCTGAAAATTCTTATCCATGCGTACCGCGTAATCGATACCGGCCTTATCCAACAGGTCGGAAACATGGATGACAAACGGCTCTTGCTCGCGTGCGCGGCTCAATCCCAGCTCTAAATCCGCATGGCGGCAGGCGACCGTGCGTTGTACCAACTCACGATAAGTCGTCATCGCGCGCCCTCCGAACCGTCAACTTCCGCTTGACTGTTGACCCAGTCGCGCCACGCTGCGTTTTGGTTTTCCAGCTCCGAAACATAGCCGCCAAACTCGGCGGCATGTTCCAACAGCGTGGCCGTCTTGCCGTCCTTAGGCGCATTCGGGCGCACCGGCGCAACCATCAACGCGGCAGGCGAGGTCGGCATGACCGCCTTTTCGACAACCTTAATTTCCGTAGCCGAGGGCGCGGTTGTAGAGCTGCAGGCCGTGATGGCCAAAGCCGTCAATACAATCGCCGCTTGCATTTTTACGGTCTTGAGTAAGGACATTTTCGATTTCCTTTTTATTTTCCGTTTTCAGACGGCTGACTTCCGCCTGTTTTTTCGCCAAAGCCATGCCGACGGCGTGCGCCTTGACTTCATATTTTTTCGCTTCCGCGCGCGCCAGTTCCAGTTCGCGCGCATAGTTTTGAGCCGACAACAGCAGGGCTTGCGCCTTATCGTGCTCCATCTTGTCGATGACCGCCTGCTGCTTCGCAAAGGCTGCCTTGTAGCCTTGATGGTGTGACACCGCCAAACCCGTGCCGACAAGCGCGATGATGGCAATCGGCTGCCAGTTATTCGCCAGCAGTTTCACGAGATTCATTCTCGACCTCCTGGCGTTTGACGCTGACAAACGAGCGCGCCACGGCATAGCCGCCGACAATGCCCAAATACACCGCCCAAATCTCCGCCGACGGGTCGGGCAACATCACAAATTTAAACGTTCCCGCCGCGCAGGCAACGTTTGCCCACAGCTTCGAGTGCGACACATTGCCTGTCGCGGGGTTTTTAAAAATATCCAAAATACGCATTGCTATTCCACACTTTTGGTTTGCAGGTGCCGTTTCAGCATTTCCCGATAATTGGCCAGTTCGCCTTCCGCAAATTCAAACGCCGCCAAATCAGCCCGTTCGCTTGCCTCACGGCTTTTGCTTGACCACAGCCCAATCATCTTTTCGTAAAACTCAACCTGTCCCATGATTAACGACGATTCTTGCGTTTGCGCGCCGCGCGTTTGGCAGCCGCCACGCCAGACTTACCCATGCGCATAGACGGATGTTGTTTCAAATAGCCGATACCGGCAGGCGTAATCTCAAATTCAGGCATCGGCGGTTTCAACACAGACAGAGCCAAAGCAATCAAAGACTTTTTCATACCTCACTCCTGCTCATTGCCGCACCGCCCATTGGCAGGTTGTAACGCTCCGGAGCGGGGTCAAGAGGCGCACCGCCGACAGACGGCCATACATACGCAGCCACGCGGGACGTCGGAAATGCCGCGATGCTGACGTGGTTGCCTTGATTACCACCCAAAACCAACAGATTTCCCGCCTTGTCCTTACCAACAACAAAACCAACATGACCGCCGCCTTGGCGCGTAAACACGACCAAACAGCCGTAAGCAGGCTTGGTAAGGCGTTTACCGCAAAAAGCATATTCTTTGGCGCGCATCCAATCCTTCGGGATGTCTCGGTTACCGGCTCGCAGACAATGGGCTGCGAATACGCCACACCACGGCGTTTCATCGTCTTTCCACCAAGCTTTCAGCCCGTGAAGCCAATTCAAAATGGTCGGATTGTGGTTTTTACCGGGGATTTCTGTCAGACCGATATACTTTCGCGCTTCGGCAATCCAAGGGAGTTCTTTTTGCGGGGCCATAAATACCTCAAATAGATAGTTTTTAAACCCCATTAAACCGTCTTTAACCCATCGTCCCGAACGGTAGATGTTTCCCCCCCTCCAAACCAAAAAAAAGACCGTCTGAATACAGACGGCCAAAGCCTGGTCACACATCACTGCCTAAAATAAAGCTGCCTGCTGTGCCGCAGGTCGGCTCATTTCATTGATAATCGTATATCCCGTTCGTGAAGAGATACCGTATTTAGGGCATAGCTTCGTCATTGCCATAAGCCCGCTCTCCTTATCAATATCGCGCAATTTGACAAACTCCTGATAAAACCTATGGTTTCTCAACTGTATTAACGCCTTGCCGCACCGTGGGACATACAATTCCTCGCCACCATATACCTGCAACAGCTCATGCGTTTTCACTTCGCCGATGGCTTCGACTAAAATTGCCAAACGCTCGGTGTCCACCTTGCCCTTGCCAAATTTAAACCGCGCCCCGCCAATCGCCTTGACCAGCTGTTCCGTCGCTGCCAGTCCGATGACATCCACAATGTCCAACACGGTATCCGGCAATAAATGTTCAACTTTTTCGAACTCCATCATCCCCACTCGCTTTTTCCGTTTTCCTGTTTTCTGCAATCTGCAACGCAGCAACCAGTTTATGTAGCTGCGTATCGTCTAAATATTCGACCTTATCCTTACCAAACATCCGCCGCGCCATTGCGTGTGCATAGTTCCAATGTTTGCCGCCGACGGTCAGCAGGGCTTCGACTTTGTCCAACATTGCCGCTGATGATGTCCGACGCAGATGTGGTTTACCGTGTGGGTTACCTTTTGCTTTAGGCTTAAATCCGTGCGACCGCATATCAGCGACAACAGACTCAAGTTCAGAAACATCCATATCCGCACACGACCGCTTACCCGTCACACGCTCCAACACCGCGCGATAGGTACCGTCATCCAAGCCCAGCTCCTTTTGAGCAATCTTAATTTTCGCAATCAACGCCCGGCGCATCTCAACCCCATAAAACACAATATATTGATTAATTAACGCATATTATACATATAAAATACTATATGTTGTAGTAAACTGCTGTTTTTTTTTGCGAAACTGATAGGCACAAAAAAGGCCGTCTGAATAATTCAGACAGCCAAAATTTCAAAACCTTAATTAACGGCCACAAATACGTTTTGATTTACTAATACTGCCGTCTTGGCATACAAACTTATCCCCCGCACAATGCGACACACCGCCTTTTTTACCCGAACAAGGCTGACGGCCCTTAGCTTGTACAGTTAAAGGCATCGACACCAAAGCCAAAGTTACGCAGGCAATTAATAGTTTCTTCATGATTTATCCTCATATGATATCGTCAAAATGTTGTTTGATTATACGTAATATGACTACAAACAAAAAGGCCGTCTGAAACAGGTTTTAAACCCCATTTCAGACGGCCTTTAATCAAGCTTTAAACATCCCAGCCTTCAGAATCCATCCCAACCCTCCATCATTCCTGCCAACCTCCCAGTAAATCTACCAACTCACCAAGCATCGCACTCAGTGCAGCCTCCATCAGTAGCTGCGTGGCATAAGCCATACTTTCCGCATCATCACAGCTGCCTTCAGCTTCTTCCTGCACAACGTCCAGCCATTGGATACGTTTCAGTGTTAAATCCTGTGCCAGAATAAATGCTACGCGGTCATTCCATACCAAGCCAAGTTCGGTTACTTTCATGCCATTTTTGGCGTGTTGTACCACATCTTCGGCGGTAAGGTCTTTGCGGCTGATTTTAACTTTGGGAGCAACATCGCCCGCGCCGACCAGGGTAACGTCAAAATCCAGCATGAACCGACCTTGAGCTTCGCCCTGCAACAGCCAATTGGTCATTAATGATGCCGGCGATTGACGGGTGAGAGGCTGTTGAGCAGACAAGCCGCCAAGGGCTTCGCGCAACTTGGTCAACAGGTTTTCGGCCTTGCGGTGATTTGCCGTATCAACGAATAACCACTCGCCAGCAAATAAACCATAAGTGCGGCTGCTTTTAATCAACGCTTTAGGCAGCAGGTCGTCGATAATTGCTTCGCGTAATTCATGCTTTTCTCTGCGGCCGACATTACGGCCTTCGGCAGTTTGGATCTTAACAACCTGTTCGTCCAATTTATGCTTGATGGCCGCACTGGGTAATACTTTTTCTTCTCGCTTCAGAGCGATAAGCATAGTCTTTTCTGCTTCAAATACCGCTCTGTCAGAAAATGCGGTCGGGTGGGTAAAGCCCTCGGTAAACCAGTCCAAGCCCTGTAGTTCGGTAAACCAACTATTTCCAAGAGATTCATCTAAATAGCGTTTTTCGGGCAATTCAAACACACGGAATGGAGTAACTTGTTTAAACCACATATCTAATCCTTTTTTCAAAAATGGCGGGCTGATGCCCGCCGTGGGTCAATTTGCTTTACTCAGCCTTTTTGCGGTCTCAAATTCAACCGCATCCATCAATTTCTTGATGTTATAAGCCGTCATCTGCGCCATCGTCAGTTCGCCTTGCGGCTCCAAATCGCTGTCATAACTGATGGTCACGCCGTTCAAGCCGTTTACTGGCATCTCGTCTTTTATCGTAATAACAATTTTCGCCATCACGCCAACTCCTGCTCAGTAGGCTCAATCACAAAATCCTCAAGCCCCGACACAATCTTAATTCCCGGAACTTGGCCGTCTGAAAAACGCTCTTTTTGATTCAGGATGGCGTCTTTGTCGATTTCCTTTTTAGTGCGGACAAACTCAGCAAAGGCGGATTTTTCCGAGAGCCACGCCAAGACGGCGGCCACGCCCGTTACCTTGACGGATGGCGGACGGATGCGCCATTTAATCAGGCCGGTAGTAAAGTCCACGGTTTTGGTTTTACCGTTTTCCGTCAGCTCGTCCTTATGTGCCTCGCAGTATGCGGCCACACGTTCGGTCAGGCTCATGATTTCGGCACACATCGGCGCGGCTTTGGCGGCATATTCTTCTTCGATGACCGCTTTTTTGTCTCCAGCTTCGGTTTCCAGGCGTTTGACTTCGCGCTGCAAGTCGCCGATTTGGCGGATAAATGCGGTAACTTCCGCTTTGTCTTGTGCCGCTTCGATAGCGGGTTGTTTGATTCGGGTTTTAGCCATTTGCTTTTTCCTCCAGTTTGTTGAGTAATTGATATACTTCGCTTGCTTCAAATCCTTTAGTTTCAGCAAAACTGATAAAGGCATCCCAGTCTTGCTCTAAATATTCGTCCAATAGACAGTATTCGTGCGGTTCAATCATGATGTTTTCCTTTTAAACTATAAAATTCTTAAAACTTTTAAATCACTGACTTGGTGTATTCCAATACGATAAGCCAGTATTTTTTCGCGTTTTTCCTTCGGTCTGATATAGGCAACCTTAACCTCTGTTAAATCAATATCTTTAACTCCTCCTCGTAAATAATTGTGGGTAATTACCAAATCGCCGTGCTCAGCCTTCAACTTTTCTAGTTGACTGATTAAGTCCGATATTCGGTTATTGCTTGCAAAATATACATTTATCATTTCGCTTTACTTTCTTGTTCAAAATTTCTTCAACTTTCGCGCGGTTTCTCAAAATCTGCTCGGTGGCGGTTTCAGCTGGAGGCGGTATCAGCGACTTGCCTCTTAATACCTCTTTAATCACGCCCTGTATGCGGCTTAAAGCCGATTTTCCCTTCGCTTTTTCCTCTTCCGTGGGGTGGTAATGGTGTTCCAGCTTCAACGGCTCCGGTGGTGGCGGCAGCTTGTCTAAAAAGTCTTTCGGACTCGGCCAGCGGCTCATTTCATTCGCCAGCACCATAAAGGCCGTCTGAAAGCGCGATACATCTCGCGCTTCGTCCCACGCCCGGCTGTGCGCCAACACACGGCTCCAGGTTTGCGCGGTGGCGGCCACAGTATCGGCAGCCGGAGAACCGCTCAGACGCAGGGTCAAAAGCATGGTCAGGCCGTCGATCATGGCGTTATGCAGTTGGGTAGGCAGTTCTTTCATTTCTTCAGTCCTTGCAGCGATGCGGCTGCGGTCAAGGTTTGGCTGGGATTGGCCGGCAGAGCGGCGCGGCGGTTGGGTTGGTTTGTCTGATTCCCTGCGCTTGGCTGGCCGACCCAGCCTGCAAGGATTTCATACAGGTAGCCGTGCGACTTCAGCGGCGTTTTCAGACGGCCTTGGTCGCGTGCATTGACCGTCTCGTTAAAGCCGCGAATCCAAGCCTCGGTAGGGACAGGAAAACAAACCCCGTCACGTGCCGCCTCCTGCGCCTTAATCATCGGCAGCAACTCATTCAGCAGTTTTGCGGTACGCGCCCAAGAGAGCTGGGACTTGGCAGGGCGGAACAAACCGATATACCGTATCGCCGCCTTGCCCATTTCAGCATCCATCTCCAACACAGCCCGCAATACAGACGATGCGTCGGCATCGTTGATTAAGGTGTCCAGGCTATGCACCGCACCGCAGTTCGGGCATTTCACGTTCATGACTCACTCTCCCATAATGTTCGACGTTCAATCATCTTAACGGTCTTGACGACTTTCCGTTCCCATCTTCCGCAGTGGCAGCATTTGCGTGATTGTTTATTGGCATAGACCCATTTGTGATGCCATTTAGTTAATACACACCCTCCGACACGTTCGTATTCATCCCATTTGACTTCGGCAACCACCTCTGTTTCAGGGGTTTTAACAAAACAAAATGTCTCAACTTTTTCGGAGCCGTAATAAATCCTGCTGCCAATAAAGTCTCCAAGACCATCTTCAATAAACCAGCCGATATACCAGCCAAACCCATCTTTAAACTTAACAATTCGCGGATAAACTCCTAAAGCTTCAAGCAATTTGGATTTTTTCTTCAAAAATCGGAAAATATAGCCAATGTATTTAGGATCTTTTTTGGGGTTGTATTGCTCAATGTCCATCACACTTCCTCCCATAAAGTTATCGCCTGAGCCAAAGTTTCCGCCTCGGCAGTTTTCCACATCCCGTCCGGCGCACGCGCTGCAATCACAAAGCCTTCGCCGTCCTTTTTCATAATCATCAGCTCGCCACGGTCTTCGAGCCATTCGGTGATTTCTTTTTGATTCATTTCTGCTCTCCAATTTGTTTTACGCCGTCTGTACCATTCATGGCATGATGTAACTGCACTTGCTTGCCCGATTCCATTCCTTGAGCTAATGCCTCATATTCCATTGTTGACCCTTGCAGAATTGACGATTTCGCATCTCTTGTTCTCGCTTCGGTCATATCCGGATGTTCTTTCTTTTTGTATCCGTCCATAATGGCTTTCTCTTCATCAGACATCTCAAATTTTCTAACTTTCTCCCAAGCACCCATAATCCAACCATCGCAAAATTGGTCGGCAAGATAAGTTCTGTGCGCGGGCTTTCTTGCTCGGCAGGTTTTCAAAAATTTGCGACGGTCGGCGGAAATCTGCCGATAAACTACATCAAAGGCATAGGCTGAGATTTCTGCTCGATTTCCAATGCCGTAAAACATCATCGTCTTCCCGCGTTGGTAAGATTGGCACCCGAATACATCGGCAATCATATTTGCAACGCGCCATTGCCAATTTGCCAATTTAAAAGCCATTTTTCGATCGACTTTCTGTTCGGAGACTTCTGATAAAGCAATATCCACAGCATTGACTTCATACTTTTCCATTAATGCCTGCGCCTGCCTTAATGCCTGTGCGGCTTCATATTCATTTGCCGACTTACTCAAAGCCAAGCATTTCTTGATTTTGTCTAAGACTTTTTCTTTATTCATATAAAATCCTTTTAAATCAATGCCTTATATTTTCAACAAGGCAAAAAAATATAGAGCGACATCAATGCCTTAATTGTCGTCATACCCGTCATGGCCTTCGCTGATCATGTGCAACACGACGATTCCGGCCAGCATTTCAAGCCAAATCATTTTTTCTCCTTCTTATCGGCAGGCCGTCTGAAACGCGCCTGATATTCCTCAATTTCACGCGCCCGGCTTTTTTGCGCCATTCGCGCCGTCGCACGCCTGCGGTGTTGTCCCCAAGCCTGCCAATCCGTATTGCGTCGTCCGAAACTCATTTCACACATCCTTTCACAATCGCCTTATCGCCATATTTCGCGCGGATTTCCTTAAGCGCACGTTCCAAAGCCTCTTGTTTCGCCGTAGGGCTCAATGGCTTATGGCTCATAAACAATCCCTTTCATTTTTTCCTCGACGCTCATTGACTCGTATTGCTCTTCCCATACCTTGACCTCCAAATCCGCCTGTCTTTCCATCTTCTCAACCTTCGTCAGCTCTTTCGCAACCGGTTCGGGTTCTTTCGCGCAGGAATGCAACGCCATCCCCGCCACAAAACACCACACGCCCACCGTCAAACCAACCGGCACCCAACGCCAAAAAGAGCGCGCCACAAACATCTTCCAATCAACTTTCTTCAAAACTTGCATTTTTCGTTTTCCTTTTAAAACAATAAGTTATTAAAATCATAGGGTAAAAAAATATATAGCCCTGTCAGAGACTTACCGTTTCAGACGGCCTATCGGATAATCAGGGAGCTGTATTTCTTAACGATACCGGCCTGCATCTTGATACCGTTCTTGTTCGCCGTGCGTACCGCGCCGCGCATCAATTTGCTCATCCGGCGTGTATTGCCGTTGCTATGTTTAACCAGTTCCAAGAGCGTTTCTTCGTCCGCATCAGGCAAAGCCGCTTTCGCAATCTCAAAGAGTTCGTCATCCGGCAAAGATTCGCCCAAATTCAGCGCAACAGACACGCGGCTGTAAAGCTGTACCAGCTCACCATGCTTACCGCGCAAATTCGCAACCAGTCGGGGCATACCGCTCAACACCAAGCCGCAGCCAGTCTCATCGTGCAGACGGCGTACAATTTCAAGGGCGCGTAACGGCAGGTTTTCCGCTTCATCGACCACAATCAGACGGCCCGAATCGCGCAGGCGGTCAGATACAGACTCAAACAAATCATTCAGGCTGCCCATCGCCGATACCTTCGCCGCAGTTGCCAACTTGCGCATCAAGACCAAAGCCGTAAAGCTCGGATTAGCCTCAATCAAGATGGCCGCAGGGTTTTTCTCGCAGTAGTTTTTGACCGCCTGCGTCTTGCCCAAGCCGGCCTGACCGTAGATCACCACTGTTTCGCCGCCTTCGTGCGCATCGCGCATCACTTCTGCAATACGGCGTGTCGTCTTAGTCGATACAAAACCCAACACCAGCTCTTCGCATCGCGCTTTGCTGTCCTGCATCTCCAAAAACGCTTCGATTTTCGGCTCGATGGTTTCATAATTGCCGCCTTTATCGGCATAAGTGCCGTTCAGATACATACTGATGGATGCCGGCGAAGTACCGATACCGCGTGCCAGTTGGGTTTGGTTCATTCCCGATTTAGCTTTAAATTCAGCCAGTTTTTGTTGCAATGCTTGATTAATTTGTTTCATTTTTTTAGTCCTTTTAAAAGAGGTTTAAAACCGTTTTAACTTCTATCCGCCTCAAACAACACAAAATCGTCCGTGCCCGTTTTCGGCAATACCGCATACTCCGCCTCGATGACGTTTCCGCCCAAATGTCCCAGCTCGTCCCAAACTGCCGCCTGTTCCAAAGCCAGATTGACTTCCGCATTTGCGAGCTTGATTGCATTTTCCGCCCGCTTGATTTTGCCTTTTCGGCGTTTTTCCGCCAGTTGGTCGATACGAGCCGTCGGGAACGCCTCGCGGGTATTGCCGTTGGCCTGCGCCTTAGTGATAAACTTGCCGTCCATATCAAACACATTGACCGCCGACGCATCGCTCAAATCGTAGCTGACCCGTACCTCGTCTTTGTGATACTCCGCCAGCTCGGTTGAGAAATAAGAGTTGTTGAACAAATCCAGCCAACCGCGCTGTACTTTTCGCACCTCTTGCGGCATAAACATCGTCGCCAGCTCTTGCGCCGACAACATATCCGGCACGATACCGTCCTGTTCCAGCCTCATTTCCCGATAAGCCTTCGGCGTATAATGCCCGCCGTCCGGATGTCGGGGCAGCTCGCCGTGCGGGCGGTTGTTGTATTCGTCGATACACTTGACCACATCCGCGATAAAGCGCGACCAGCTCGGCAGTTTTTTCAAATATTTCTGTTGTTCCTCCGTCAAATCCTTGCCTTTTTCCAAAGCATTAAAAGCACTTTCCATCTTGCGGTACATCAGGTTCTTCGTGCTGCTGTCCATCCCCGCGCCCGCAAACGTCTCATACTGCCGCGCCATCTCAATCAGATTGTCTTTCCACCATCGTTCGATGATGCCGCGCCCTTGCGGGTTGCCTGCGATACCCGTTTCATGCCGGATACCCAGTCGGGACGTAATACCCGTGATTTCATGGTCTATCGTCTTGCCGGTTTGGCCGCCGCCGTTATCCGAGTAATAGATAATCGGCAAACCAAAATGCTTGACCCCGATACGCAGAGCGTCCGATACCGCCACACAACTTTCAGCCAACGAAACCGAAAAACCGACCACAAACCGCGTACAACCATCAATAATCACCGTCACTTCCGGCTTAAATGGCCTGCCATGTACCGGATGCGCCACCTTTGCCTTAAAGCTATGGCCGTCGCCGATCCAAACATCGTTCGGCTTCAAAGCCCCCCAATCACGTTTCACATAAGGCAGCAGCGATTTATAAGCCGCCCCCGTTTTCCTGCCACGCTCCTGCATAATCATCGGCAGCTTGTCCCAAACGCGACGCACCATACTCAAATTAGGCACATCATTGACCGGCATATTTTCCGCTTCAGCCCACTGCACAAATCGGCGGTAACTGTGCGCCAGCTTTGGCGCGGACGGAATATTGTGAAACTGCATAAACATCGGCAACCAACCGTAGCTCTCAATCGGTTTGACCGCCTTAGTTACCTTCGGAGCCAAAGAGACCAACCGCTCCGTCGCGTTTTCCGCTTTCAAATAAGCAGAAATCCAGCCGTCTAAAGTACGTTCGCCAACCTTCGCCGACCGGCTGCGGTCATTGGCCTTTTCCAAGTTCCAAAGCGTGACCGCGTCCAATTTACCTTCTGCCAGCAAGCCCAAAAACTGAGCCACCGCAGCTTTGGCAGAGCAATCGTATTCGTATTTAATCCCCAATACCGCCGCCACCACCGCACATCGCGCATCCGCCACCGACCGTTGTTTCTCGTTCAACAGCTTGGCCGCTTCAGCCAGTGCCTGAGCCGACATCGCCGTCCCCGGTCTGACTTGGGGCAGCATTTTCGGCATCTTCTCCGCCAGTTCGTCCGACTGCCGTTTCATGATGGCTGCTCGGATTTCGGCAGGGAGGGAAGCGATTAAGTATTTTTTCAGACGGCCTCCACGCGCTTTGCCAACTTCTTCGATGTATGGCCAGTTTTCTTTTAAGGCTCTTTTGTGTATGGCAGGTTGCGAGACTTTTAAAACTACCATCAACCCTTTGGTATCAATAGTTTCCATCTCATTTCAACCCCAGTTTTCGAGCAATTTCAAACCCCTTACCGTATTTAGCTTTATTCTGACCGCCGACAACTAAATAAACTTCTCGCGGTTTATAGCCGTTTTCACGCGCCCAAGCTGCCAGCGTCTTACCATCCTTTTCAAAATTTTCCTTTAATTTTTCAATAGTTATAGCCAT